CAAAAAAACATCCGGGATTTTTTTCGCCCAAAAAAAAGTGCACAGGTTTTTTTTTGAAAAGGAGGGTCCAAAAATTCATTTTTTATGTTAAAAAAGTTAAACTACAAATAAGCTTTATTTTTTCTTCTTTGTTACGCTCACGCCTTTTAAAAGCAGCACTTGTTTCGCTCATATCTATATATAGGGAATAAAATGTATTTGTACGAAAGAATATTAAATATGATTAAGTATATATAAAGATGAGCACCAGGAAATTAAATAAAAACAAAAATAAAAAATCATCTCGATTTTGGAAGAGTGATTGTACCAAGAAAAATTATCGTGGTGGCATGAACCCGATCACGCCAGCGTCAGCGCCCATGCAAGTAGACCAACCGCTTTCATCATCAGTTGTCATCTCATCACCCGTCGCGAATGCATACACCCAATATTACTCATCTACCCGTAGTGCCAGTAGTAAACATTTAGTACGAAAAGCCCTTTTCGTGGCCGATATCGAATCATTTTTGTCGAGGTATTTAAATTTATTACCAGAGGATTCTGTCACGAAAAAACGAAACATATTATCTTTCTTTGAAAATATAGATACTGTTGCTGCTGCTGCTGCTGCTGCTGCTGCTGCTGATACTGCTGCTGCTGCTGCTGCTGCTGCTGCTGCTGCTGCTGATACTGCTGGTACCAGTACTCCTCCTACTGCTACTGCTACCGTTGCGATGGATGATAGCGATTATGCTCCTACTGGCTCTGATTATGTATTAAATATAGACAATTTAAATATAGACAATATGATTTCAAACCACATTATTGACAAATTAAAGTTTTATGAAAGTCATAAAAAATATCGTAAACGAATACAAAATGGTCTTGAGTTTGTGGACCAAGAATCAGGAAATAAATATATATTATATTACATCATAGTGATAATGTTTTGTATTCTATTTCATGACATTTCGTACGATGATTATGACAAAAAAATATTAGAATTATTTGACTTTATGTTTTCTTCTTTATATGATAACGTTCATAATAATATTTTACAACAGTTGTATAAAGATGATGCAAGCATGTATAGTATTTTGAATTATATAATTCTAAAATATATTGAAGATCATTATCCGTTATTAGTTTACGAACCATCAGAAAAAAAAGAAAATAGTCTTCTCGCTAATCATAATACATCCAGCCAGCTGACGAGAGGGAATTCCATACTCAACATTTATTATCCAATCATAGGTGAACAAAAAAATGTACCAAAGGATGACTTGTTATTGTTATTGGTACGAATTATCTTACCATATTACAAAGATATTTATGAATTATTAGAGGAACGGAAGGAGTATTTTTTTATGAATAGTGGTGATTCTGATAAATATCCATTGACGCACACTGGAATAATAGATTTTATAACTTCAAAAGAATTCGTCTTTGGACTTATGTCAAGAGTTAATCGAACATTTCTAGAAAAATTAATCAAAGACATAGCAGCAGATGAACTTGGTGTTCGTATTTCTTTTGTTGCTGCTGCTGCTGGTGCTAGTACTCCTCCTCATGTTGCTCCTACTGCTGCTGCTGCTGCTGCTGCTGGTGCTAGTACTCCTCCTCATGTTGCTCCTACTGATGCTGCTGCTGCTGGTGCTAGTACTCCTCCTCCTACTGATGCTGCTGATCCGGTAACTCCTGTTGTTCCTACTGGCGTTGTTGATCCAAGTAATCCAGAAGGTATGTCCACGCAAGGACACATCTTCGATAAGGGCCCCCCCAATAATAATAATAATAATAATAATAGTAGCCTTTTTGGTGATTTAATTGATGAAAATGACATTCGTAGTATGAAAAACAATCTAGAAAATATTTATTATCGTTCTAAGAGAAACGCCGCTTCATTTGATAAAGATATCAATTTTGAATCTGTATATTACTATGATAATATAAGAAACGCATTCAAATATTACACAGATTTAGAAATAATTAATAAGTTTAGATTATTAATTCAAACTGTGAGTAAAAGAGACATACTTCAAACCATACAGCACTATTTAATATATAAAGAATTAAACGGTACAAGCAATCAACCAAGTATGTGGAAATATTTTGATATTTATACTCATGACGAGTTGAATAAAATGTTAGAATTAGAAAAGACAAAGACGTTAACCGTCTCTAAAAAAACACAAGGAGGCGGCGCAAGACCCGTAAAACTCCAGGTGGAAATTAAAAATGACAACACGGAAAATAAATTATTATGTCGATATTTAGCAAACGCAATTGATGATGATGACTACAAATTTGACAGCATTCATGATAAGTTGAACATAGGAAGTCAAGACGATGATGAAATTGTAAAGAAGAGCAATGCATGGTCTTTCATAGTTCAACAAAGCAAAATAATCATTTTAGACGACAATAATCAAATCATAAAAGAAAGTGATTTATACGAAAGCTCCAAGAAAGAAGAAGAAAAATTTAGATTGTATCAAGACGAATTTGTAAAAGTAATTGATGATAGTAATTTAATTTTAGATGCTGGCGCAAGCGCTATAAAATGTCTTCGTGAAGATCCATGGAAGTATCGTCAAAAAAATAATGATCAAATCAATCGTCAATATGTGTATCCATTGGATTATGAATCATTGCAAACAACATGCCCGTGGGATGACCATACCACAAAAACATTATCAAACAAAATGGATGCAGCAGGTTTAGGAAAAAGCAAATTCGGATTTTTTACTTGTATGCGACAAATTATGAAAGGGTTTGGAAAAGACGCGGATGATGAGAAACAAGTCAAACAAGAAAGTTTGGATATGTGCAATGTATTCTATCAATATGTATTATGCTTTTTAGAAGGAATCCCAAACATTAAATCTATTCTTAAGGATGGTTCGGATCGTTCTTTAAAAGAAGCATTTCAAATTTTAAAAAACATACGCATAAAGTCATTTTTGAGGGGTGAAGATGATGTTGATACAGAGAATAGTGATACAAATTATGAATTTATATGTTCTTATGATGATAAAGATTTTGAATGGATTAATTCACAATCTCAGATGGCAAGATGTATTAATTTTTTTTCTGAGGGTGATAATGCAAAAGCAAGAAACGATACATTATCAAAAGAGAGTAGATTTTTAAAAGTATTGAAAGAAATTGAATCAATTGGGAATGAAGAGGGCGGTTCTAAAATTTCAGATAAAACAAGGGTACATGTATGTCGATTGTTGAAATATATGGGAGATAAATCACATATTGTGAATTGTGTATTTTTATTTTTTTATCATACACATCTAAAATCAAAAGAAACAAAGACACAAGAAGTACAATATCATTTGATTGTCACGATTGATCGGCTTTTATTCAAAACAATAGCCCAAATTATGAATTATTCATATACATCAAATAAGCTTACGGAATTCCAAAGAAAATTGGGAGTCGTCTATGGAAAAACGACAAACAAAGCTTCTCCTATCATGCAACTAACAAATCATTTCACAGAATTAATGGATCATTGTACAAATACTAAAAGTGACGGCAACTATGTTTTATTTTTACATCAAACTGACCCGAATACAATCGCAAAACAACAACTGATTCGTCTCTTCAAAAATCTAAGATTTAAATCGCTGCCGCCGGCGGCGGATTCGAGCTCATCCAGTTCAAGCTCATCCAGTTCAAGCTCATCCAGTTCAAGCTCATCCAGTTCAAGCTCAAGTCAAGTCAAGTCGAGTTTATCCAGTTCAAGCTCACCCAGTTCAATCTCATCCACATCGAACTCATATAATGATTATATCGAAAAAGAAATAGTTAAAATTATTAGAAGTATTGCGAATAATGAGTTCGGTGTGGAAATGATCGAATTTAATGGTACGCAGATGGACCATAATATAGATCCTATATGGAAGGAATATCGCGAATATCTATTAGACAACGAAGAAACATATGTGGAATATGAAGAATATACATATCCTTTGCCGTTATGGGATGAGAATAAAATCGAGATATATTTAAAAGTCATAATTGAAGCACATGAATCTGAACTGCGTAACAAGGAATTGGTAACATACGAAACATTGTTAAAGGAAATAAATAATCACAAATTTATAAAGAAATTACTGAAATGTATTCAAATTAAAGAATCGGAAAAAACATTTTTAGATACATCGCAATATTATATCTACGATGGATTAAATGTGTTTCCGCAGCCTCGAGTATTCGTAAATGATCGTGTGCTAGGACAAAGATTCAAAAAGAATGGAACTGCTTTTGCCTTGTATCGACACCCAATTAAAATTAGGAACGAATGGAAATTACCATATATGTCTGAAAGTACAGTTTTTCAGCATAATCGTGATTATTGTTTAGAGAATGTATTGATTGTTTTAAATAGCTGGTTTGAATATATAATTAAACCATATAAAGAAAAACATAAAATTACCGTCATTCGTATGAGTGAGATTGACCCCAGTGAGCCCTTTAAAATCTTTAAAGGATTTACAGATGCAGTAAAATTAGCATTTGAAGAAACTAAAAAAATTATAGAGAATAATCAATCTCTATCTGAATATGTATCATGGGAGCGTGTAGCGAAAAGTTTATTGCCCGAAAAAAAAGATATGAACAATCAACACCAACACCCTACGATTATAAACAATTATAATAGATATGTGGAACAAATGGTTCAAATATACCATATATGTCGAGAAATGTCCGATATTGTAGACGATGTATTTGCAATCACACCAGTTACAGAACCAAAGATGAAGAAACTAAGAAAATAAATCTGAATATGTATAATGGGAGAATGCCGCGAAACGTTTATTGCCCGAAAAAATAAAAAATAAAAAATAAAAAATAAAATGTATATGTAATACGCATATGAATATGAATGAAGATGATACGAATAATGAAAACGATCTGCAATACTGCAAAGAGTATAAGGAAAAATGTGTTCAAAAGATATCACAACCACTTTCAAAGGGAAATTGCGAATCATTAGAAAAAATATGCAACTATCAAAAGGATATGAAGAAAGAACTGAATCAACTTATCAAGAATAAACTAGGTGGAAAATCGAGGAAAAAAAGAATGAGATTTGGCAGAAGAAAAAAAGTTACCAAAAAAAGAATGACATCGAACCGTAAGAAAAATAAGAAAATAAGAAAATAATAAATAATGAATGCTTATTAAATACATATGGACATTTCATTGTAATACGATGAAATGTCTATGGATGATATGTACATGTATTGGAATAAGTTCTGCGTATTCTTTACCACCTTTAAAGAGTCATGAGATTGACAGAAAAATATGGAATGTGGCAAAACCAGCGACCATAAATTATATAATGGTGCCTGTGGTTGGTATGGTGGATACATTTTGGGTATCCAAGAAGGGTTCTGTACAAGAATTGGCGGCGGTAGGATCTGCAGATCAGATTTTCTTTGCATTTTATTCCGTCCTTTCTTTTTTACCCATTGTATTAACCCCTAAAATAAGTCGCCTTCATACAAAAGACAAAAAAGAAGACATTTGTAATCTCGCAAGTATTTCAATATATTTCACCGTTTTTTTGAGCCTTTTTGGACTTATACTTACATTCCGACCGGAACATGTTGCGTCTTTATTTTTGGATACAGATTCATGTGTTTATCATGATGCAATACGCTATTTGAAATATCGAAGCATAAGTATGCCTTTTTGTTTGTTTAATAGCGTTGTATTCAGTATTATGCGCGGTATGTTTGACTATAGCACGGCTCTAAAAGTGAATTTATTTGCACAAGTATTAAATATGGTTTTAGATCCAGTATTCATTAATCATTGCGGCGTAATTGGGGCAGCAATGGCAACGGTGTTATCTGATTCTTTGTGCAGCATATGCTATATACACATGTTGTATTCGAAGAAATTGTTTCGTCGTCATGTAGTGTATGCGCGAAGAACACTAAGTGAATTCATTCGTATTGGAAGTACCATTCAAATGCGAATGTTGTTACTACAATCTTTATATGTATTTATGAACCGAAAAATAATAAGCATGGACACGAGGGGTGTAAATATGGCTTCTCATATTATCTTAAGTAAAATATTGAACATGACATCTATATTCTATTGCGGGCTCAGCATGACCGCTTCCTCAATATTGTCTTCTGAAATTATAATGCGTCGAGATAAGAAAACGCGAAATCGAATCTTGGGTTGGACTGGTGTAGTTGCCATATCTCAAACAATCCTTCTCACGCATCTCTTGCCGTATGTAATACATGTGTCAAAAGATACGGAGGTGATTGAAACAACTCGTAGTTTATTAAGTATCACATGCTTGTATCAATGCGTGGACGGATACCATACGGTACTCGAAGGTATGCTTCAAGGATATCAAAATTTTCTCATGCCATCGATAATAAGCTTCATTACCTACCTACCAATGTTTTCTTTAATACATGTGTCATTCTCTTTACATCAAATATGGCGTTATATTTTCATCTTTGTATTTCTGAAATGTATTTTATTTTATAAAATATTACCAAACATGAAGGACGATCAAATGGCGACTTGAATTACATTTTTATCACTCTTGCGCTTACTTTTTTTTCTTCCACTTCCGACCGACAAAGTATCTAAATCATCAACAGAAATGGTGCTATCTTTGTCAATTTGAATATTTTTTGGTTCATTGCTCCCCAAATTAGAAAGTAAGCTATCGATATTATTAGGTCCTTTCATTTCATTGCGCATGGATTGTTTCGGAGGAGGGTTCGTTTTTGTCGAAGGACGAAATGTTTGCGGATTAGAGCGTGTTTGCGGCATCGCTTCATCCGAAGTGTGACTCATACCCATATCATTCATAAAATTACTGAGACCCGGAGAACTTTGTTCCATCGAACTCATGGCTGCCTTTGTAAAATGATTCATCAAATCAGGATTCTGTCGCATAATATCATCCATACCTGGCAAAGCAGATTTGAACATGGTATTTGACATATGAATCATAATGCCCGATGAAGCCAGTTGAAACAGGAGTTTAATTTCCGGTGCCATCTTTGCCTTTGATTTATATTTTTCATGTAATTCAGAGAAAATTTCGTCAAAATCATCAACATTTTCATTGATTTGTTCCGACCAACCATCTAACTTAATATCAAAAGGATCAAATTTACTATTTAAAAACTCCAGTCCCGTAATCATAGTGGTTAATACTTTACCTTGAAATTTCACGGAATTTTGTTTTTCTTTTTCATTCATAAGAAACTCATATTCTCCTTTCATTTCATTTAAATCCGAATTCATATTATATTTTTTACTGAGAGTAGCGCCTTTTGTTTCTAGCATTTCCAGTTTTCGAAGAATTTCAAACTTTTCCTTCAGTGTTTCTTCACGATTCAACTGCTTTACTTGACTTCCAATATCATCAAGATTAACAGAGTTGATGTCTTTGAATCCATCCCAGGTTTCCGTTTTCATTTCCATATCGCTCGTTGCCTTGGCAATTTCAATCTTTGGTTTGTTTTGAAAACTATCCTTTTCCTTGTATTGAATTTCTTTGTTGTCTGGATTGTCGCCTTCGATGACATTGAATTCGTTCTCCAAATCTTTCAAACTATTCGAGCTTGGAGATTTCGATGCATTTTTTACTTTGTCATTCATGAGCAATTCAATACCACTTCCAAAATTAGATTCTTTTAGATCCGTAGAAGACGAACCTAGTGATATTTCTTTGTCTAAAGACAGACTTGGCGTATCACCCAAACTAATTTCTTGAATGTCTAATTTTAACTCCGTCATTTATTTATTTCATTTATATTTTGTCTTTAAACTTTAACTCATTTCATAATAAAAATGATTTGATTTTGTCATAAAACTCTATACTTAGCTTATCTTGTTTTTTCAAATAATCCAACCCTTGTAGTAAGCAATCTGCCAAGTCATCTTTTTTTTTGAAGGAATTATAAAAGTCCAGCATGGTTGTGTCATAGTAATGTTTACATAAACACATCGTAACAGTTTTGCTCAGTTTTTTTCTTTCACTGTAAGTAGTTTTTTGATTTTTTTCGATAAAGGGTTTTAGTTTATGACAAGCATTGTAATTTAGAATATTTTCAATGTCGTAATTACGCATGATAAAATACATATTAATCATTCCTTGAATGGATTTCATTTTAATGGCATTTTGTCCAATCTGATTTTCAATAATGATCTTATCAATGGAATATTGTGGTAAAATGGCATCAAACTGTTGGCAAAGTGATTTACCAATACATGTATTTTGTACTTTTCCAGCTTTTTCATGAGGTTCGATCAGTTCTATGACATCCCATTTTAATATTTCATGATGGTCCACATCGTGAAGTTGAATAACAATGTAGGCCAAGTTTCGAATACCAACATCAATCGATAAAAGTATCATATTAAAAGTACACTATATCTTTTTAACTCATACTATAATATTTGAAATATGGTCAATAAGTTCAATTGTTTGAAAAAAGTTCAATCGTGGATCACAAGAAGACAGATAATTTTTTCGCAGAAATGTTTCGTTTTGTACATCCATCATATAACTCCCTCCTAAACATTCCGTCACATCATTGCCGGTCATTTCCAAGTGTATTCCACCTGGTATGGTTCCCTTGTCATAATGAATCATAAAGAAAGCATCAACTTCTTTTTTAATGTCATTGTAGTATCTTGTTTTGATACCATTTACATTTTTCCCATTTCCATGCATGGGATCGCAGACCCAAATCACATTTAATCCGTATTTCGTGATAATGTCAATCAATTCTGGTAAATAATCTTCAATATGGCTTCCCATTCTTGTAATCAAGCATATTTTCCCGCGTTCATTTTGTGGATTCAAAATAAATATTAAATTAACAAGCTCCCACGGTTTGACCTTGTGAGAAATTTTAATGCCAATTGGATTATGAATACCTCGAAAAAATTCTACATGACCACAATCAAGTTGTCGTGTTCTTTCACCAATCCATAAAAAATGAGAAGAACAATCGTAATATTTATCCGTAAATCTATCTTTTCGTGTAAGGGATTCTTCGTAATTCAATAACATTCCTTCGTGTCCGGTATATATTTGAGCGGAATTGATACTTCGAGATTCATCCAATTCAGAACTTGACAATACATTCACACTGGATTGAATCTTATTTAATATCTCACCTAATAGATTCATTCGATAGATATTGCTTTGAAACTCTGTCTTCCAATTGAAAATATTTATGTTTGAATATTTATGACTACTACTCAATGCTCTTAATAAATTTAGAGTTTCAGAACACTGATTATAAGCACGAATCATCAAATGCGGATCTGGTTCTCTCTGTTCTATGTTTTCTCGATTGATCATATCTCCTTTGTACGCCGGAACTTCTAAGCCATTGACAACTTCAAAATCATTGGTTCGTGGTTTTGAAAATTGTCCTGCAGCACGAGCAATTTTCGTTATTTTTTTTCCAGTTTTCGTCATCAGTATAATGGTGGACAATATGAATAATTGGTAGTTGTTGATAATGTTTTTGGAGGAATGTTCGCGAAATGTTTCAGCACAATCTCCGCCCATAAACAAGAATCGCTCTCCATTTTCGACCTGAATTAACTCTTTTTTCAAATTATCAATTTCGGGGGATATTACCAATGGAGGTTTTCGGGACAATATTTCTTCTACTTTAGTCAATTCATTTTTATTTCTATATTTTGGAAGCTGCGCGCAGCGTTTTTGTCTCCAACTGTTCGGAACCCATGCCGCACTTACTTTTGTTACAAAAGACAACAAACATGCCACATGAATTTTCATGATGTGTATAGTTTGTTATCTTTATTTTAAGTACTTTCTTGATTTCAACCATTTATTTTTGGATTTATTATGCACCCGGTTTGTAATTCTTTTTGGTTTTAATTTATGTTTTCGTTTGATGATTTTGTCGAATCCACTTTGTTTTTTTGTCTTTTGTTTCACACTGAATCGAATTTTTTTCTTTGATTTCCGTTTTTCCTTTTTCTTTTGTTCTATGATTTTTCTCAATATGGACACGCTTCCACCTTTTTTGATTTTCTTTTCTTGGATAACCTTCAAAAAGTTCTTAATATGTTTTTTTTCGGGAATGCCTAAATAATGATAAAATTCCAACTCATATGTTGGTAGATAGGGATGTTCCTTAAAATGTATTTTTAAAAGATCATATACAGGTTTATTCTTTTGAGTTATGTTTCCATTGAGAATCATCATTCGAGTGTTATTATCTGTATTTAAAAATGCTTCAATCATCTTCATGAAATTCTTTTCTTTTCTCAATTTTTCAAAAGATGGCAAAGGAAACATCTTAAATATAACTGGTTGATCTTGATTTTTAGGGCATGATTGCATCTCTTCTTCATCTATTTTGGAAAAAGGTGAATTGTTATTATTTATGGTGCTCATTTTTTTCTTCATCTCTTCCATTGCAATTTTCATCTCTTTCATATTGTTGGCTAACGATTGAACATCATTACGATTCTCAGTATTATCCTCCTTTTGAGCAATGTTCTGTAATGCTTCTAATAATAAGTTTTTTCCTTTTTCATCATTCTCTTTCAATAGAGTGAGCAAGAGTTTCTTTATTTCATCTGACATATCATTTTGTACTTCACCAGGACCATTATGTTCTGTTTGTAATACAGTTGTTTCATTCCGTCTTTCTTGTTGAGGTGCGATTTCTCCTCCTTCTGTTCCAAGTTCTGTTTCAAGTTCTGTTTCAAGTTCTGTTTCAAGTTCTTTTTCAGTAATATTTATTTCTTGTTTAGGTGTTTGTTCTTCTCCTTCTGTTCCAAGTTCTTTTTCAGTAATATTTATTTCTTGTTTAGGTGTTTGTTCTCCTTCTGTTCCAAGTTCTGTTCCAAGTTCTGTTTCAGCAAGATTTCTTTCTTGTTCAGGTGTTTGTTCTCCTCCTTCTGTTTCAAGTTCTGTTTCAGCAAGATTTCTTTCTTGTTCAGGTGTTTGTTCTCCTCCCTCTGTTCCAAGTTCTGTTTCAGCAAGATTCCATTCTTGTTCAGGTGTTTGTTCACCTCCTTCTGTTCCAAGTTCTGTTTCAGCAAGAATTCTTTCTTGTTCAGGTGTCGGTACTACTGATGGTGTTATGTTTTTTTCGACATTTAAGACATGAACAGGGGAGTCTATCTCACCACCGTGTTGCTTATTTCGCACTTCAATTGCAATTATCGGCCGATTAACTTGACTATACCCATATGTAATAGTGTTCTTATTGGTTAGACTAGGACCCACTAACACTTTTTTACACTCTGTAAAAAATCCATATTTTGCTAAATAAAATGGATATATTACACAAAACAACAGATATTGTTTTATGTCAGCATTGTTAATCTCATTAGGATTATCGATTAAAGACTTTATATAATTCGTATCAATATTAAAAGTTTCAAGCTGTGTCGTAATAGAGCGATGGACCATAAATTTTGGGCCCTTGCTTGAAGAATCAGTATCAAATTCTATTTCTTTAAATTGTTCTTTTTCATCTACATAGTACTTTTCTAATTCTTTGACAATAATTTCTTTTTGCACACCACTGTTCATTAAAGTATATATATATACTATATATATTTTAACACTTATACATTCGTATTTTGATATCTTTTTGTTTGTTGAGCCGCCAATTCTTGACGAGAAATATAGAGCGACTTTGCTTTATTCAGTTCATATCCGGCAGGTATGGTGGTTGGTTCAGCTCCATCAAATAAGAAGGGACCATGCTTTTTATCCGGAACATCTAGAAACGAATGATGTATGTTATTCTGAGAAAAAGCGGTCATATTTTCCTTCATAATATCTTTTGCATGATGCGTCAAATAATTGCGATAATCTTCATTTGTCTTAATCTTCATTTTTTTTTGGAAAAGAGATTCAAACATTCCATTTGGAATATAGTTGGATACAAATCGACCGTCTTCCATATAGTTAAAGAGAATATTTTATTATTCCGTAATTTCTTCCGAATTTAAAACAATTCCTGAAGATTCGTCGTTTTCAACTTCCAAATCATCCACTTTTACAACATCTCCAATCATTTCAGAATGAGATTCTTGGTTGTCCATGTAAATCTCAATCAATTCTTGTTTCTTCATATTTTTCTTAGATAAAGAAACACCCTTGTCTTCGAGAATCGTGCGTAATTCTTTGATAGTCATTTTTTCTACATCTTGAACCACCGTGGTATCTTCCACCGTTTCATATTCAATCGTTTTCACTTGTGGAAGTTCCGCTTCATTCACTTCTTCGTCACCACTTTCTTCCTCATCATCGCTTTCTTCTTCGTCGCCGCTTTCTTCTTCATCCTCGGTAAGTGGTTCTACAGGTTCATCAACACTCCCATTATGTATCGCATCTTCGGTTGTATCGTCTTCATCCAGTTGAGTCAAGTCGAGATTGTTTAACATTCCATATGTACTTGTCACAGGAGTGTTGGATTGTTGTTGAATGATCTGAAATAGCATCTTAGCTTGTTCTGATTGCGATATTTCAAGGTTATCGATCTTTCTTTTAAAGTAGAAACAAATCATTGCAACGAGCAATAAATTGACCAGAACGCCAATAAAGAAACTGGATATGTCTAACAAATTCGAGAATGTGCTCATTTTTATATAAAGCAAAGCTATATTTAAATGACTTTTTTAACGAATATTATTTCTTTCGAGTAACTCCTCAGGATAATCCATTTTTTCTAATATTTGATATCCTCCATGAACATGACTAATTCCATCTTCCAAAAGATAGGTGTAAGAAATAGCATCGTTTTCACTTGTTGTGTTCACTTTCATTTGTTGATTCTTTACATGACTATGTTTTTTGAATTTATCACACAATTCTAAATAATGAGTGGTGAGAACATAATCAACATGATGTTTATGATGATTCATTCCATTTAAATATATATTTGCGCACAACACAGCATCTTTTGGATTCGTTCCACTGTAAATCTCATCAAAAATACATAAATGGTTTTGTGATTTATGTTTTTGTATATGTTCAAATATGGTTTTACAGCGCCGTGCCTCGGCTTGAAACAAGCTATCGCGGTTTGAAGTGTCGGGAATATTAAGATAGGAATGAAAATAATGATACACTTTTGTTTTGCATTTTTGATAACATCCAAATCCGAGACTTTGAGATAAAAATAAGTTCATGATGGTTGATTTGATAATGGTCGTTTTACCGGATGCATTTGGTCCAGTAATAATAATGTTTTTGTTAAAATGAATATCATTCTTCACATTATCATCGTGAATATGCGGAAGATAATACATTTGTTTAATTTTTGTATTTCCCTTTTTCTTTGAGAATGTACAGGGCATCAATTGTCTATTTTTCACAAAAGTCGATAATTGAAAAGTATCTTGGTGATACTGATTCAAATAAATCAAATACAGAATTGTGTCGTTATATTCCGTGTTATAAAAAAGGTCAAAATGACATTTCATCAAAAGTCCAATGTTACCACACTTCATAAATTTTCGTTGTTCTTGTTTGAGCGAAGCGATTGCGATGCTCATTTTTTGAATGGATGTTTGATGTTTCATCATTTGTACATTAAAAGCATCAAATGACTTAAAATGTTTCGTCTTATTATGAATATAATGTATCAAATGATTTCCGTCGTCTAAAAATTGCCCATAATTTGTATTAAAATCCATCATATAATTCGTATTCTTGTAAAACTGAATACATGATTGAATATTGCTATAGATGCCCATACCATAGATAAATAAATATCCTAATGTATATATATTTTGTTGAATACTATTACCTCGAAAATTGAGGAGGTTATGAATGATCTTATTCTTGAATATAATCGCTTTGATCATTTTTAAATAATCTCCAAATCCAATGGTTATACCTTTAAAATATAAGACAAAGTAAGGCAGAATAAGACCTATAAAAGGTGAGAGAAGTGTAAATAAAGGACTACATATATTATAAAGTGCAAGAATTTGGAGAAATCCTACAATTGTATTCAGAAAAAATAATCGCCGAAATTGTATGTATTGATATTTTCCGAGAAAGTTCTGTTCTTGTTTGAAAGAGACATACTCTTTTGCAAACAAGTGCATTTTATTTTTCATGGGTTCATATGATTTCAATAACTTTTGATTGTCTTTTAAAAAAGAAGTGTCGGTGGTATAGATAGTACTCCATTTGTTCAATAACAATGAAGGTGTGGCGGGATCCAGCAAGATGGAAAATAAATTGTCTTTGCCTTGAAACTCAATATCGCTTTTGACTTGAGTATCAAGAGCACGGGCTTTGGTATATTCAATTGGCATTTTGAAATCATATTGCATAATCCAATCATCACCAGATATATCGTGACTAGTATCGTCGTCTATCACTTCTTCCGCATACATTGCGTTCCACTTTTTTAGAATGTTATCCATTACTGTATCCTACAAATGTTTTTTTCTCACTCTAACGAATAACCTCCACAATAAAATTGAAATAAATTGAATTACATGGTATATAATAACCACAATATGTCAGAAACAAAAAACTTTTTTGGGAGAATCCGTATGCCATACAGAGTGTGTGATGCAAATATCAAACAAGTACCACAAGGAACCTGGGGGTTGTTTGCTATTGACCGAGGAAGCTATTCCAATGAAAGATACAATATATATGTTTTATTGGACAACACAACAATATATATGAAGCCAAGTCAGCCCTATTACAGTAAAGAATTTGAAGATTTATTTGGGTTTTCTATAGAATGTAGTGACTACGATAGTGACAAGGTGATAATGGTCAAAGACCCGATGTATTACAAACAATTTGTGGATTATTTTCCCAACTGATTCCTCCCAGCATCCTTTTTATTCATTCTTTTATTTTTTGTCTTTCGATTGTTTTTTTGATTCATTTTCATTTTAGACATATATATTATATCAAAGCAAAATAAAGTTTAAATATATGTTTTAATAATGTACTATCAAAAGATGAACGAAGGTGATTGTTTTACCTACAAACGGTTCATGCAAATTTCGCGTAATTTGGATCGAAGTAAAACAAGACTACCCGAATCCGAAAGAATTATTATGTCAAGTATCAAGCAAAAATTAAACATAAAAGATTTTAATGATATAAAAACGAGAGCTCGCAAAGAAATAATACAAAAGCCAACAAGCACATTAACCGAGCTATACAAGTTATTGAATAAGATTTCGCCTCGAACATTTGATAAATTGAGCTCACAAATATATACAATTATAGATGATGTGGTTGAAGATAATGATAGTCATACTGAGATCTGTAAAAAGTTTTTTGATATCATCAGCAATGATCCGGTTTGTTGTAGTGTGTACGCAAAATTATTTTCCAAAATTGTCAGCAAACACGATGATTTTCGAACGATGCTTCGATTGCATATTAATATATATTTAGACGAGTTCAAAGAGATCAAATACGTATCCTCGATTGAAGATTACGATAAGTATTGTGAGTATGTAAAGCAAATTGATAAGAAAACAAATTTTACTCTGTTTTTAGTTCAATGCTTTAAATGTTTGATTTGTAGCTTGGATGATATGGTACAAATTGTACTTTATTTACAAGAACGCCTTCTTCAAACGTTGGAAAAAGAAGATTGTATTCATGAAAATGAACAGATCACAAATACATTGTATATTTTGATCCATGCATTATTTGATATGGTCATTTTCCACGAAGAATGGGATATAATATGTAGAAATCATGAAAGTATTCAGAACAGTACAGGAAAAGGAAAAACAACTAAGCTAAAATTTAAAATCATGGATATAGATGATATCATTTTCAAAAATAAAACGGAATAAAATGTATTTAATAAAATAAGATTATACTTTATATATATGGACGACTCGCTTACATCTGTGATTAATCCAGAATTGAATTATGATTTTTTATTTCAAGATTCTCTTTTAGATCCTCGTGACAAAGGAGTTTATTCTTCCATTCATAAGATTAATATATTTGGAAAAAACTATTCTATTGCAATGGGTACAATGAAACAGCATCCCGATACAAGCAGTTTGAATTTTTTCATCACATACTTGGTATTTAAAAGTAAGGTTATTTGTAAGCTCGGTGTATATGAATATAATGCAGCGGAAAATACAAATCATGAAGAAATTGATTTTTCGAAAATGAAAATGTTACTTCACACCAAATTCTACACTAGTCCCGATGATCTTGTTCCATTTCAACGCGATAAAGATTCATTTGATAATAATGAAGAGGAAAAAATCAACGAAGAGGTAGAAGAAGGTGAAGAAGAAGAAGAAGAAGAAGAAATAGATGGGTTGCTTTATTTGAAACAAGAGATGGAACAAAAAATTAAAGAATTAGCAAGCGATAAGAAGAATTCTTTTATTCGCTCTGTATTCAATATAATGGATAAATTATCAAACACTACAATCGCTCAGTCGAGTCCTCAAAAAAAGCAATTTTCGGATGTACGCGTGGAATTGAGAATGAAATCGAAACATAACTTATTCAAAGAAGGAGTTGATTCGAAAAACAATCGAACTGCTTATCTTAATTTAGAATATTTTGACACACCCGATTTGATGTTAAATCGTACTTTATTGCATGTAATCGAATATGTATTGAATACAAAAGTACTCATTGTGGATGGGCAAAATAACATTGTTCAATTTAGTACATTGGAACAATTAGAAAAAGAAAAAGTTCAAGATAAAAAAGTGATCACATCGAAACTCACAAGTATGAATTTGTATAAACATTATGATCCAGATACTATATTATTAGTAAAAAAAATTGGCGATGAAGGATACGAGATTATACAAAAAAAACAATCGTTTGATTCTTTGAGTAAGCAACAGCAAGAACAGTTGAAGAAGCTTTACGAGGAGTCTCCTCATGAATATTTTGAACCAAATGTAGCCAAACAGATGAATGTGAATCAATTCAAGGTCATGAGAACTCTATTATATCAAGACTCACCCGAGGATCGGTAATTAAATATATAAATGATATAAAAATATCTTCATAATACAGTATCAAGAGAATGCCTTCAAAACAAAAAGGACCTTTTGTTATCAGGGATCAATTGAATGATGAATTGATTCATATGCTTCGTACTCATTTAAATATTATGGATAATCCTTATGATAATAAATCCTTATCAAGTCAAATCTTTTCACGAATCCAAGAAGCAAAAAAAGAAAGTATGAAAATTATTCACGAATCCGACTTACATGATATTACTCACACACTGAGGCAAAATCAGTTTGTAGATAAACTCATTTGTGAATACACTGTGAAAAATTTACATTATCAATATGATGTAACTTTCCAATACAAGAATATTGATTTTTATATTTATATCATGTTTGAAGAAAAAATCAATTTAGATGAATACGTCAACATGATTAAATTAATTATTTGTCTTTGCTTACACGATATTCAAAATGAAAAAAAAGACAAAATGATTTTGAATTTATATCTGACGCCATTTGAAAAGAATATACCAATCAACTTTCCCAATAAGGTCATTCCCATTCATGTCAATAGTGGATTTACTAATTTTGAACATTGTATGAATGTATGTATTTTTCGTAAAGAAGAATGGGTAAAAGTGTTTATTCACGAGTGTTTTCACGCATTCAATATGGATTTTCATGAAGAAAAAATCAATTTTTGCAATCTTTTTTCTTCTACTTTTTTTGTGCAATCTGAATTTTTAATTTTTGAATCTTTGGTGGAATTTTGGGCGCGAATTTTGAATTGTGCAATATTTACTTATTTTTTAAAGCCAAAGATCACCCGCGATGAATTTCATATGATCTTTACATTGAATATGAATATGGACCGCATTTTTTCCATCATGCAAGGAAGTAAATTATTGAAAGTATTTCAATTGGAATATGGAAATATTATTGACAAAAAGCAAGGCACTGCATCCAAAAAAATTTATAAAGAAGAAACAAATGCTTTTTGTTATTACATTATTACTTCCATATTAATGAATTCATTTGATAAAACATTGAATTGGTTTGATGTGAATAACACCAGATTATTTTCTTTTGATAAAAGCGAACGACAAGTCATTATTTTTAGTCATTATATAAAGCAGTTGGCAAAAGATTCACAACTTGTGAAGTTGTATGAAACGGTAAAACCGCCTCAAATCCAGGAAAAAAATTCCATGAAAATGACTTTATTTGATATTCAAATCGAATAATAAAAAATTGAAAATAGAATTTCCAAACAGTGTACAATAGGAACATCATGACTCTTGAAATCTATGTGGGACCCATGTTTTCAGGAAAAACGACAAAGCTAATGCATATGTATATCGCCAATAAACATTCAAATAAAATCATAATTGATTATGATTTACAGGAAAAAAAAGGGAAAATCGAGGTGGGTAATATAATTAATCATAATCAATACGAATTGAGTGGGGCGTACAAATCATGTTCCTTTCGTGATTTAAAGAATGAAGAGGCTTTTGATTCGAATCAGGAATATAGGGATTTTATTACAGCAAAACATGTATACATAAACGAATGTCAGTTTTTCCCTGACTTGAAAGAATTCGTAATGTCGCGTTTGAATGCAAATGTCAATGTTTATTTGTACGGATTAAACGGTGACTACAAACAGCAACCATTTGGACAAACATTTGAATTAATTCCATATTGTAGTCACATCGAAACTATAAAAGGGATGTGTAAAACATGCAATTCGCATGCAATTGTCTCTTACCGCACCGTACAAAACACGGACCTCTATTTGACAGACAGTACCTGTTATATTCCTTTATGTCTACAATGTTTTTCATGCACCACATCAAATAAATAATTAGTCCATATGAATAATTTATATTTATAGATAAACTTTATTATGGAAAGATATGAAGAAAATGAAAAATATCTTTACATATCGAGCCATTTTTTCTTATTACCAACCTTTATGGCGATTTATATGGAAAGATACGACTTATTATGGATCTTTTTATCAGTTTTGATCACTTCGTTATTAAGATGGGGTAATCGAACTACAAAAGTATTTCAATATATAGATCACAATTGGGTGAAATTTGTATTTGCGTATATGTGTTTATCTTGGATAATAATTATTTCAAAACAAGAACTGGATATGTGTTGCGTTATCTATATTTCTAGCATTTTTTTATCTGTATTCTTTTTTTGGCTCTTGGAATGGATCACCTGGATATGGACAACACAATATGCAATTCAATTACACATGTTGGTGCACTTTATGACTATAGTTGGTTCTCTCTTATTTCTTTTATTGGAATACGATTTTAATGAGACCTTTGTGTATATATATGAATGTATTCGAGGAAAAAATAAAATCAATTATACGATCAATGAATATTTATTTAATAATATTATTTAATAATTTTATTTGTTTTTGAATGAATTTCGAAACCTTTTTATTTTTTAAAAACATTGTAAATAGATTGTATATTATTACAAATAATAAAATCAAATAACAAATCAATAATAACAATGGATTTATAAAAGAGGTTAATGGTTCTAATTTTAATTTGTATAAAAAACAATCAATCCACACAAAAGGTAATGTAATTGCATATAAATAATTTCTATTTTTATAAATAGGTTTTCTTGGATTTTCTACATTATATTTTTTACATATTAAATCTGCAGTGGTTAATCCGATTTCACACGAGGTTTCCATACTGGCTCCACCAGTTGAATTTTTTACATAATATGCGGAAAAATAAACATTATCTCCTAATTCTGGTTCTTTATTGTTTAATAGATTTTTTTCTATACCTTTATTTATTGAAAATTTTTCGGTTGATGGTAATTTTTTATAATAACGGTCGTCAAATTCATAATCATAAAAGTAATCTTCCCATGTGTTCTTTTCAAAATCAAAATAGTTTTTGAAATGTTCACTATTCATAATATTCATTTTGATTTCATATACGATTTCTTCGAATGAACACTGACTTGTGTATTTTTTCACATAATTTCCTAATAAATTATCGGCGAGTCCTATATTCCATACTTCTTTTATATGAGGGTTGCAATGTTTGTCAGTATAATCAGTATTTATGAATCTTTTTATTATTACAGGAACCCATCCGTTTGAAAAGGTATAAATATGACAATTCATATTTTTTATTATTGGTTTTTTCCAATAAAAATTAACAGAAATATAAAATTGTTGTCCTTGTTTCATTATATTCATTTTTTTACAAATAGTGGTGTGATTCAAAAAGTGATTCTCATTGAATATTTTTAAAAGTGGTTTTAATGAGCACGCAAATACAATTTCATTGGCTTCATATATTTGATTGTTTATTGTTATACTTTGAATCTGGTTATTAACAATATTGATATCATGAAGTGCTTTGTTTTCATATATTTTAACATTATTAGATAAAAGATATTTACTCCAAGGAGAAAATAAAGAATCGCTAGTCGGATATTTACTGATTTTACTTTGATTGTTGAATTTTCCAAAATAATGATACATAAATTTATAAACTGAAGACAATGTTGTTTTACTGGGTTCTAACCCAAAATATGGACCAATTATATATCTCATATCATCATTATTCAGATAATATTCGAGTGCTATGATATCATGATAATCATTTATTGCTCGTTCTTTACATAAAAAATTAAGTGTAATAATTCGTTTGAGTTGCGAATATGACGCGTTTTTAAAAACGGCCGATGATGTCTTGCGTGCTTGATCTATACTCGGGCCTTTTTCGTAACTATTTATTATCGAATCATTAACATTATGAGTGCAAGCATGATTTATATGTATAGGATAGAAGTTTTTATTTGAACCAATTGTATTTATTATATTAAACAAGTTGTCGTAAAAACCTAAAAAAACTCTCCAACTTATTTCTGTATTACACAACTTGGATTTTTTGCTACTTGCTTGACCCCCTATAATATCACTTTCAAAGATAGAAATATCAAATTTACCTGTTTCTGCCAATGATGTGGCACAAGACAACCCCCCAATTCCTCAACCAACAATTAATATTTTGGGTTTTGACATGTATATATATTTAAGTATGTTTTTTATTGAAAAAAAAAGCGGTTCAGTTATTTACGGAATTTGATTTATTTTTTTGGGTGCGCCTCGCGGAATGTTTCGCCGATTTTTTGTTTGTTTCGTTTTTAGGAAATTTTAGTGTATTGTTTAGTGTATTGTAGCTTACATAATGAGATGTAGTTTCATTGCGACGGCGAGAATTATTGTTCAATTGTTGTTCATGTAATTTTTCCCTTTGTTGTTCCATTTCGTTGAGGTAAATTACTTGTAAATAGCGTTCTTCATGTCTTGGTGGGAGTTCCCGACCCCAATGACCCCATCTCCTTATTAAGGCCCTTGACAGTACATCCCGTTCTTGTAATCTCCGATTTTGTGCGCGCCTTGCTTCTTCGCGAACGCTTCGAAGATTTGGCATTGTATATATATAGCACACATATATTTATTCATCAACCATCGAGGGTTTGAGTTTTGTCACAAATGTAGCGAGCTCATTGGCAAGAGGAAATCCCAAATGTTTTGAGATTTTATCCGGATGATATTTGCGCATCATTTTGTGCCATACCTTTTCTTGCGAAAGAGTTGAATCATCGTCACACTTTTGTTTATACTCATCTTGAATGATCGACTCAATTGAGCAAGACTGTTGTTGTAATTTATAAATGATGAAATGTTGTTTTTGAATGATTTTGTCTTTTTCTATTTGTTCTGATTCAATCATTTTCTGTTGATATTTTGCGGTTTGTAACTCTTTTTTCAAATCATTGATTTGTTTGGTTTGAAGAGCGAATTTTCTTTCATATTCGTTCAGAGTTTTTCCATGTTGTTTTTCCTTTCTTTTATATGTATCTTCGATACTTTCTGGTGACGACAAGTCGGTCGGAAAAGCAATAGCCTGCCAATCAGATTCTTCACTAATTTTTTTGTATTCTTCTGGTGTTTTATTTGATTTCTTTTTCAATTTTTCAATCTCTCGGAGTTTCTTTTGTGCCTTTCGTCGCCAAGAGTTCGTTTCTGGTGGTTCATCATTAGAATCTTGTAAAAGAGCAAATAAGTTTGTCTTTTTTTTCAAACTCATGGTTAATTCTGAGGTATGGTAAGTCTTAAAATATCTATTTCAATTTTATTTTATGAAATATGGTCGTAATTTCTCCATAAAATAGTTTAAAGAGTTGATTGAAATGTATAGAATGTTCTTGCCTGTTTATACTTTGCCTCATTATCGTCGTGTTTCAAAGAACATACAGAATAGGTTTTTGGAAGAACATCCTATGAATGAAACTCATGCCGAACTGGATACCACACCTACACACGAAGGAGATACGACCCCCCTGAATCCCCTTCATATATTTATATTTTTGTCGTTTTTTTGTATTTGGCTCGGAGGATTTACCAAGAATCAAATATATCGAATATATACATTTTTAAAAGGCAATAAAATTGAAGAGGATTTAAAGTAATATTACAATTACAATTATAAGCATATGGCATCAATTATTCATTCTCGCGTATCAGACAACGCGAGATATACCTTGTACATGCACGTGCCTACGGACAACCAAATGCGTGAAGTCTATCAACAGCGAATCAACGACCACAACGAGAGCCTCATCTCAAACTCGCATCCGGATAGCGGATTCGACCTAATGGTAGAATCAGATCAAATGATGGAAGTACATAAAGTAAATAAAGTTAATTTCAAAGTAAAATGCGAAATGCTGGAAAAAGTAAACAATAATTGGGTGCCTTGTGCGTTTTATTTGTATCCGCGATCAAGTATATCTAAGTCAAAGTTTCGCTTGGCAAACAATGTGGGGGTGATTGACTCTGGATATCGCGGAAATCTCATGGGAATGTTTGATGTGATCTATTCAACAGAAAATGTGTTTTGTGAAAAGAGCACGCGACTGATACAAATTTGTACAGCAACTTTGGAACCTTTTAAGATTGTTATGATTGATAATGATATAAATATGTCATTAACAACACGCAATGAAGGAGGATTTGGGTCCACGGGTGGGGTGTCGAACCATTCATAAAAATTAAAAAATAAAGGTAAATAATTAAAATTGTAAATCGAATCGAATAATGTCCTTAATTGAAGAGACACAATATGTCTTTTTCGGGTAGTATTGGTATTAGAATTTTTTCATAATTATTTGATTCATTTTCGGGATGAATGACAACCAAATGAAGATCTTTCACCACCAAATCATATTTTTTCTCCAAGGTCAGTTTGTAGAGATTCAGCTGAAGACAATAGTGCCAAAAATTTGCATCATGAATATGTTCGAGTCCTTTGACGAGACATCGTTTTCCAAAATTATTGTACTTCTCAATTTTTTTACACCGTTTCCAATCAAGAATACTCACAGACCCATCCGGATTCAAAACAACAAAATCAATCGAACCGGTCATGGCGAGTTCTTCGTAAAATACATTCCATTCGGTACGATACGGAACCAAATCAGGATGATCTTCAATAAAGTTTTTGAAGTAAGAATATTCAAGGGTGTCTTTGTATTGTTCGATTTTTTCAGGATGTATATTGTTGTAGTGATACTCAAACATGGAATGCATGGCTGTGCCCATTTTGGCGGCTTCTTGACCATTGTCTTTCCACATTTTCTTTATTTCTGGTTTTGTTTTTCCAAAGTATTTAGATTCTGGCCAAGACGGAGAAGCCATCATTTTGTCGATGATTTTATCTGCGTTAAATGGTTCAAATGCTTTATGTACCAGCGTGGTAACGGATGTGAATCCCGTTTTACCATCAATAAAATACTTGTGCCCTTTTTCTTGGAAGCGTATGTGTGTGTCGCGCTCATGAGTGTTTGTGTCTTGAAGTAAGCCAGCCATATATAAATAAGATTACAATTCTATTTATATATATTTTTGAATCAATTTTTTTTGTATTGCTTTTTCGAAATGTCTACAGTACATCATTAGACAACACATCATCGGTGAGAATCATACGGCTCATGAATTCATTGACGAGAGAATCTTCGACACCAATTAAACCATCGATTTGTAGATTATTTAAAATTTCTTGCTTTGTTGGACTACGCATCATTTCTCGTTTGAAGTTGTCAACAAATTCTTCAATCAGTTTCATTTTCATTTGTTTTGCTGTTTCCTCGTTGGATTCATTGACATGAATGACTACATCTTGAACCATTTTCTTAAAATCGGTGTGTTTCTTTTCTGTAATATCTTCTTTGAATAAGGACAATTCAACGGATTCTAGCGCATCGCATATTTCCGGTTTTTTCAACTGTTCAAACATGCGTTTTTTGGTTTCATCTACATTTGCATTATTGAATGTTTGATTAAACATAAGTATGACCTTTCTATCAATAGTTGGACTAATTTCCATCAACCGATCAAAGTCTTCAGTGCACGCCTTCAAAAAGTCCTGAACATTTTGCCTTTCTACATGTGGTTTGGATAATTCTACGCGGATTTTGCGATAAAACTTGTCCCAAGAAATAGAACTCACACGATGGGCTTCATTGAGTTCAGAAATTTTCAAAAACTGTTGAATGGTCGTAATAATACCCGCAACGATATTTACAAATCCAATAGACATGGAATAGTATCCACGAAGATGTTCTGGAACACGATCTTGAGCAAAATTAGCAGTCCCGGTTAAGGTGCTCATTATGATAACAGGTATCGTAAAATACGCATTCACCCGGTTGTATATATTATGACTTTTTGCATGTAGCCATTTGTAACACATGGCTTTGTCTCCCCAATCGATTAATATTTTTTCATGGTCTTTTGTCCATACAATCAATTTGACATCATCCACTTTTTTATCATCCATTATATGTATATGGATAAAAATATTTCTGAAACATATCATGTAAGTTTCGAAGAATTAAAAGATACAAGAGTCAAAATAAAACAGAGTTTTAGTGACATCGATGTCATTAAAAAATCAATAAAGCAAAATTATATGGATTATATCGAACAAGAAAATGAAAATTTTTTTGGGTTGGATTCATTTCATTTTCAAAACAAAGCCATAGAATTAGAATACGAGAATATGCTTAATTTATATCACTTTATTGACAATCGTATTTATGGTGACTATTATAAACTATTTCTAATGATTAACGAAAGTTTACAACAACAATTATCCAAATCTCAGTTGTATAAACTGAAGGAACTCCAGCATCTTTCAAAATATCCTCAATACAAAGATCTAGAACCATTCAAAATATACGATTTTGATCTGATTCATCAAATACATCAAGATATTGTTCTTATCTTGTCCAATGTGAAAGAAATGGTTTCGGAAAATGAAGAGTCTATTAAAAATCATCAAAAGCATTTGAAGCTAGGTATCCAAATCGACAACTATGTAATCAATCAAAATTACATCAATCAGCGCTTGAAAATGAGCAACGATCTACATGAAAGTTATCTCCAAGTTTTTCACAATTATCACAACACATGGTTATGTAAATATTATGAAAAAAACAAATTATTTTATAAACAAATATGCCATCATCAGGAAAACCAACAAAGATATGAAGTTGACGAGGAAGATGAAGAAGATAAACCAGTGTCAGTCAAAGAAGATGAAGAAAATAAATCAGTGTCAGTCGAGGAAGATAAAGAAGAAGATGAACCAGTATCCGTTAAGGAAGATAAAGAAGAAGATGAACCAGTATCCGTTAAGGAAGATAAAGAAGAAGATGAACCAGTATCCGATAAGGAAGATAAAGAAGAAGATGAACCAGTATCCGTTAAGGAAGATAAAGAAGAAGATGAACCAGTATCCGTTAAGGAAGATAAAGAAGAAGATGAACCAGTATCCGTCGAGGATTCTCTAGAAAGCATAGTAATAGATTGTATTAACGATGTGATTGTAAAGGCAACGCAAGGGGCAGTGATCGAACAAAAAAATTAAAGATTCTATCATTAGTTCATATACATGAAACTTTTGTCTTTTGTCTTTTCTATATTTCACAGCCTCCCTCGTCGAAATAAATTCGTTCCACATCAATCATCATTAAGGGATGAATCTTCTTTATATAACCGTTCCTATCATCATGAACCATGCAACAAAACGTTGGTTGATTTTAATAATGTAACTGGAAAATGGTTATTCACCAACACGCACACCAATACAATATTCATCATTAATATATACGACAATTTTACTTGGTCATCGAATGTTCATATGAATTATGTGTACCTTGGAGGAATATGGAATATGTATAACAGTGACGATGATATAGACTTGACAACTTCAGTGCGAACAAGCGGAGACTATATTTGGTTGTTAGCTCAAAAAAGATCAAAGCACCAAAATCGCTTCTATTTGAATTCGGATATATTATATATTGGTAAAATTACAAATTTAGCGAAACAATATTATTATAGCGAAGAGATGCCATCAGATACAACAACGCAGGAACAAATCATTGCATCAAAAATCAATGGAACCATAATTTATGGATGTGAATTAGAACCGGAAAGAAATGAAACCTTCGTCATGACAAGGTGGTGGGAACATCACTGAGTTTATGATTGTGTAAACTAGAATAACGAAAGGAATATAATCATATCATATAATATATGCCCATCCCAGTGGATCAAACATTATATGATACAATCAAAAAACGAGTGTATAAAAAAATCCCAAAACATAGTGCGTATCGTAGTGGATTGATTGTAAAAGAATATAAAAAAAAATTTCAAAAAAAATATGGAACTAAAACTCCTTACTTGGGTAAATATACCAAAAAAAAAGGATTGAAACGATGGTTTGATGAGAAATGGGTCAATCAGCGTGGTAAAATTGGATATCAATATAAACATGATATTTATCGCCCAAGTAAACGAATTACTAAAAAAACACCCATCACTCATGGTGAATTAAGCAAAAAAGAAATCAATCGAGCGCGAAAAGAAAAATATACAAAAGGTCGTGTGTATCGTTTTAAAAAAAATAAAACTCAAAAAGGAGGGAGTCGTCAATCTGACTTTAAGCCAAACTTAAGTCCTCGTGAAATATTCAAATTAGGAAGTTTTGGAGGAACCTATTGGAGACCTATTTATTCTAGCGTCGTGAAGAAACATTTGAAAAATGTGCATAAAACATATCCAAAATCATGGTGGAAAGATATTCCAGAACATTATTTATCTCAAAGTGTATATGATAAATCCATCAATAAATATAATGTAAAAGTCGGAACATCATTGGAATTTTGGGAATCTAAAAAATGGATTGAATCTCAAAATCCTTATGGATGGGTTCATTGGTATTGTGATTATTATATGGGAAAAAGAAGCGACGATGATGAACGTCAAATCAATCGATGGAAAGCATTGGCAGGTCCAAAAGGCCGTTTTATGCGTTTTCTAGTAACTCAAATTTTGAAAAAAAAAGGAAAATGGAATGACGAAACCATTAGTCCTAAAATTCGCCAAGTGTTGCAGCATTGGGGGTATAAATTAACGAAATCGGATTTCGACAATGAAGTAAAACGAAGAACTACAAATTAATTTCTCGAAACCACGTAACAAAGTGTTGGATACAAATTGTTCTTTTAGTGCTATCTTAGTTTCATTTTTTTTTCCAAAATTCGATTTATTTTTTTCTTGTCTACTTGAAGGAAAAACGAATAAGCGAGTACATTCATTGTCATTTTCGCAATGGTTAAATTTGAAACATATTCTCGATGTTTTCTCTGACAAGGACATTGCTTTTTTTCCATCATGGCAAAATAATTTAGCAAAGTAAAATCAAAGACAAAAGACAAAGCATACCCAGAACTAACAACAAGTAATGCGTTCCAGTATAAGCTATTCCCTCCCCCGTTTTGTGTATGTGTCAATTGTTTATACAAGAAAAACATATTATAAAGGAAAAAGACAAGTGCCGTGGTCCATAAGAAGGTGAACTCTTTCATTTGTTTGAATGACTCGAGCTTTTCACATAAACATGAATTTTCTTGTAATTTATAAAAGACAAAAACTACATATCCATAATAAAAGACAAAAAATAATTGAACTAATAGTAGAAACACATTCATTTATAGTATGATGATAAAAAATAAATCCAATCTTCATACAACATAAATAGTACTAAATATTTTTTTTAAAATTGAAATAAAGCCATATTTTTATATACTATATTACTTGATATGAAAGATTATCCGCATAAAATAATACATAAAATTCTATTGAAAAATACGAAAAAATTTAAAGTATATGAAAAGATACCATATAAATTATATGAAGTAAATATAAATTTTGATGAGGCTCATGATGAATGGAGTAAAAATAAAATAAAAGGAAAAAATGGTACATATAAATACAAGTCCCGTGGCCAAAGTGGTGGTAATTTATTAAGATAATCAAAATGTATAATCAATTTTAAACCTTTGTACGTTTAAAACGCTGACTTTTTTCTCTTGAACAATTGCATTTTTTACATAAAACTCTTAGCGTAGCATTTTTTTTATGATATTCAATCCATTTTTTTTCAAATTCATTATTAATACTTGTAAATATTTTTGAATGACTATTATTTTGTTCAAAGAT